TTGAATTCTTAAACTATTCTAAATGTCAAGCTGAAAGGATAAGTACTACAGGAATGTTTAGGAACGGCAAATGGACCAAAGGAAGCGGAACCAAAGGGAGTGCTGACATCTCAGCTACTATTCAAGGCCGTTCAGTTAAGATTGAAGTTAAGATTGGTAAGGATAGACAAAGTGAGGACCAAAAGAAATACCAACGATCTATTGAAGATTGTGGGGGTGTCTATATAATTGCAAAGAATTTTGATGATTTTATCGTATGGTACGATAATTTTTGTATATTTGTTAATAAATAATTAAAACAAACGCTATGAGTACAAAGAAAGTGGCTGACGCCATTGAAGAAGTAGACATGTCTGCTATGCCGTTTTATGTTAGACTACATAAAGCAAAACAATTAATCGGTAAGGTGCATAAGAATGCTATCAACCCCCATTTTAAAAAGAATTATGCTGACATTAATAGTATCTTAGATACTGTTGAGCCTATCTTACTACAGCACGATCTATTATTACTGCAACCCATTAAGGATAATGTAGTAGTTAGTCAAATAATTGACATTCACTCTGGTGATTTAGTTGAAAGTTATATGACTTTGCCTTCCATTACTGACCCTCAAAAGGTTTTAAGTGCTGTAACTTACTTTAGAAGAGGTACACTACAAAGTTTACTATCTCTTCAGGCAGTTGATGATGATGGAAGTACAGCTGCAAGCTCTAAGCCTTCTATTGATAACAAGAGATTTGAAGAAGCAGTACAAGCTATCAATGATAACAAGTATACTGTTGCTAAACTAAAGGCTAGTTTTGAATTAACTGATTTACAAACTAAAGCACTACTATTGTTATGAAAATTAGATGCAGCTCAATAGGTAAAATAATGACTTCCTCTAAGACTAAAGGGGAAGCATTAAGCCAAACTACTAAGACTTTTATTCAAGGATTAGTATTAAAAGAAAAGTACGGTATTCGTAAAGAATTCTCATCTAAATATACTGACAAGGGTAACCAATGCGAAGATGGTTGTTTAGGTTTGGTAATGGATGTACTTCAAACAGAATTTTTATATAAGAATGAAGAGAACTTTAGTAATGATTGGTTAACAGGTACTCCCGATGTAGTAACCGATAAGTATTTAATTGATGTAAAGAACTCTTGGAGTGCTTCCACCTTCCCTTGGTTTGAAACTGAGTGCCCTAATAAAGAGTATTTTTACCAATTGCAAGGGTACCTTTGGCTTACCAATAAAGAAGAAGCTATGCTTTGTTATTGCTTGTCTAATACTCCTATAGATATTGTACAGGATGAGATTAGAAGAGAGCATTATAGACTTAAGCTAATGGATGATGATATTGATATCATAGACCAGGTGCAAAAACAGCATAACTTTGACCATATACCCGACAACAAAAGAGTAAAGGTATACACTATCAAAAGAGATAATGAAGTGATAGAACAAATCAAAGCGAAGGTTGAACTATGCAGAGATTACTTTAACCAATTAATTGAAACAATATGATTATATTACTAACAATACTACTCACTCCCGCAATTGTGTGGGGGTGGGTATGCTCAATAGCTTACTTAATAGAAACCTTTAAAACAAATGAATATGAGTAATTACGACAACACAAACACAGGAGCTTTATTTACTAATGAGAAAAAAGCTGACAATCACCCCGACTATAAGGGTAAGATTAATGTAAACGGCAAAGATTTAGAGATAGCAGCCTGGATAAAAACATCTAAAGCAGGATCTAAATTCATGAGCTTAAAGGTTAGTGAACCTTATGTAAAGCCTGAAGGTAATGTACCACCGCTCAGCTCAGTAGTTGAAACAGATGATTTACCATTTTAATTAAAATTAACCCTGCATGTTTTATGTGGGGTTTTTTGTTATATTTACCGAATGGAATTAATACTTATTATATCAATGGCGTGGTGGTTTGTAAACTTTGAGCCATTACAACTAGCAATAGACGGACTATTCACTAAGTTACCTGTAGATAGTTTAACAGCATTTATGCACGCAGCTTTAGGCTGTTGGAAGTGTTGGAGCTTTTGGTTAACTATATTTATTACGGTTGACTTTAGCCTAGCGTGTTTTGCTGCATTATTTACCTTTATATTAGATTTATGTTTGAGCAAACTGAAATAGAACTTATAGCGTCTATATTTGAAACTGAGGAACTTGTTAGGACCGCAAAGGTTAATCTTAATAAGTTAGCTAAGATAAAAGAAAAATATACAGGCGTTAAAGAAAAGGATTGTTTCTGCTCTTCAGTTAGGCGTAAAATTTGGTTTAAAGGTTTTAAATTATGGTATGAAAGCAATACTTGACAAATACATAACTGAGAATTACGCTGAGGTTAGAACATATACTAACTACTTCCTTGTGCGTTTCAAAAGTTTTATAGATGCTGACACCGTAATAAACAATTCATATATTCATGTAGTCAATATCAATGATCCATTACCAACAATTGAAAAGGTTAAATCATATTTATTTAATACAATTAAGTACCAGGTGATTTGGACATCTTCACTATCAAATAGACACGATAGGATTAATTCAATGCCATTCATAGTAGACAAAGATACTGCAGAAGATACGAGCGACTTAGATGCTAAGATACTAGCAGACAAAACTTATAACCTACAAAAAGGCGTAATAGAAATATATAGACAAAGAATAAAGGACAGCATACAGAAAACAATATTTGAAGCTTACATTGATAAAGGATATAACACAGCTCGAAGCATGGCAAAGTATTTCGATATTACGACTACTTCAGCTCATTACATCATAAAGGATTTGAAACACGAATTAAACGAATTACAATATAGTTATGAAGATTAGCCAAGTACTCAGCACCTTGTCTTTACTTGTAGCATTTTCTGCAGGTATTGCCTTAATAGCTTTAGATTACCAATGGGCCGCCAGGTGTGCAGGTGTTTGGGTATGTATGTATTACACATTTTTAATAGTAGACGAATATGAAAACAAAAATCAAGAGTGAATTTATTGGTAAGACAATAATCAAACAATCACAGTACGGTGACCTTGCAATAGTAATAGATGAAATTACACCTGATCGTTACGCTTATGTTACAAGCATAGGATTAGGGTATATATTTGAAGAAGTAAAGACAGTCACTTATACAGGAGTAGAAGAAGTAAAGAAACCAAAGAAACTAAAAGAAGATGAGAATAACTGAAATAAAAATAGATAGTGAAATTAATCTAAGAAGTAACGAGAGCTCTATAGGTTTATATTTAACTGCTGAAAATGATACAGCTTTATTGAATGAGTTAATGTCTTCAAGAGCTTCTAAATTTGAAGTGCTATTAATAGACGGATTAATCACAATTAACTTTTTTGATACATTGACACCTGAAGAAATTAACCAGGAGAAAGTAAAAGCGTTGCAAAAAGAAATAGACACTTTAACGGGTAAAGCAAGATGAGACCAAAACTAATAGAGACACCCGAAAAGCTTATGCAAATGTTTGAAGAGTATAAGACCTATGTAGCAAACAATCCTAGGACTAAATGGGTGCTTTCACAAAAGACCGCTGAGATGGTACCCGAACCGCTTAGAGTACCTTTAACTATTGAAGGGTTTGAAGTTTGGGCCTTTAAAGATTACTCAGATGTACACCATTATTTCGACAATACAGATGGAAGGTATGAAGCGTATAGGACAGTCTGCACGCATATAAAGAAAGAGATACGCAGAGACCAAATCGAAGGCGGTATGGTAGGTCAGTATAACCCATCCATAACTCAGCGTTTAAATGCTTTAAAAGAGCAAACAGATGTAACCTCACAAAATGATAAGATAGGTAGTATCACTGTCACTATTGTGAAGCCAACGGAGTAGGGGTACTTATACTCTTATATTCAAAATTTAAAAAAAATATATAATAATATATAAATAGAGTAATAGGGGTAGGGGCAACTTACCTTGCTTTGGGTATGGAGATAAAGAGCACAGTAATATT